CGAGCCTGTTCCAGAGCCTGTGAAGGCACCCGAGCATGTTCCAGAGCCTGTGAAGGCACCTGAGCCTGTGAAGGCACCCGAGCCTGTTCCAGAGCCTGTGAAGGCACCCGAGCATGTTCCAGAGCCTGTGAAGGCACCTGAGAATATGAAGGCACCTGAGCCTGCAAAGGCACCCGAGCCGGTTCCCGAACATGTGAAGGCACCCGAGCCGGTTCCCGAACATGTGAAGACTCCCGAGCCTGTGAAAGCACCAGAAGAACCGAAAAATAAAGAAATTGCCAACGATGGTCTCATTCCTATGTCATTGAACATTGGCATGCAAGCCCCTCGAAAAAGAAAAAATGACGAAGATGAGAATGTTCCAGAAGTTCAGCATAAGGGAAAGGAAATGATGAAAAATATCCGAAAAGGTATCGCAAAGCAGAAGAAGGCAAAGAAAGAAGAAAACGAAGAAAAAGAGTTTGATAATATGAAATTGCGCATTAACCTCGCACACTTGAAGAGTATGTCTGTTGTGACCCAAGATATCAAGGGAGCCGCAAGGTTGCTTGGACTTGATACCAGGATAAAGGCAGAGAAGCTTCTTATCGAGATTGAGAAGATCATGAAGAATGAATTCGATATTCCTGACGATCTTTTGAACTTGAAGAAATACGAGCTTCAAAAGTATTGCAAATGGATTTGTGCCAACTACGAAGACAGTAATGAAAATATGATTAAGGCGCTTCAAGAATACAAGAACAAAAACAAAGCGCCCGAACCGGAACCGGAACAGGAACAGGAACGGAATGTAGACGATATGATCATCGACGAGCCTGTCAACCATATGATCATCGACGAGCCTATCAACCATATGAATCCCCCTGAAGATGAAGAAGATTGGAACGACCCCGCAGAGGATGATGAGAACGATGATTACGAAAACGACGATTAAATAAAATATTTTCTTATTTCAGATGAGCTGTGAAATGACCAACCAAATACAATTTTTTTCATATAGTTAGAAGGTTTTAATTCAACATAAATTGTCTTTTCATTTTCTCCGTACGCATTCGGATCTGAGTATTCGATTATCCAAATCCCATATATCCCCGTACTTCTATTATTCTGATTAGGCACCGCTTCACCATGGATTGCATCAGGGATTGATGTATTCGGTGGAAAATACATCTTCAAATATCCTGTATATTTTTCCAATTTTACTCGTTCACCGCCCCCTTTCTTCTTTGTTATAACTTCGTAGTACACATCTATATATACATTCGGGCGTTTTTCTTTCATCTTACCGTACTGTCTGTCTGTTTGTATAACATTCACCGCTTGTAACATCTCTTCTAGACTTAAACGACGAGTAATATTATTTGTTCTCAATACCGGTGCAAACCCTCTGCCTAATTCAAAAATATTGGGAAAGTTTTCCCGAATTGCTTCAGGTCGTGTAAATGTCCATCCATTCTCTACATTTAACACATTATATTTGTCGAAGTTTAAACCGGTCTCTAGATTAAAATAGCCGTCTTTATTTACAGCGTTCTTATCTTCTGTATACTTACTTTCTGGATCATAAATTCTGATATTCCATTTCCTATTCTTAAATTGTATTATTTCTCCATTTAACGTAGTTATTTTTCGTAAATTAGTTAACACGAACGCAATCGTAACATATACAGGTTGAAATTTTTGTATATTCCCCGGTTGCTTTAACGCGCGTAATAATCGTTCTGCGTTTTTTCGTGTAATACGAGACGTGGATGGTCCTCTATTCTTATTTCTAGGTCCTCTATTGTTAATATTATCATTTCCAGGTCCTCTATTGTTAATATTATCATTTCCAGGTCCTCTATTGTTATTATTATCATTTACAGGTCCTCTATTGTTATTATTATCATTTCCAGGTCCTCTATTGTTATTATTATCATTTCCAGGACCTCTATTGTTATTATTATCATTTCCAGGTGGATTCACAAAAGGGTTGTCTGGATCTACGTATGGATACTGTCCGTGTGGTATGAATTGTGGAGGGTTCGTAATAAGATACAATTGTGATCTATACATTTTATCACTAAAAACATTTTGTTGTACCTTTTGGTGTACAAATAACATCTCACTGTCAATCTTTGTGCTCAGTATGTAGTATTGCTTGTTTCCTTGTTTTGTAACAGAATGTATGACAAACTCGTAATCATACATTTTATATGGTGTTTTCTTATCGATAATAACAGTTTTAGGAATCGCATGCTCGGGGTGTAATTGTTGAACTGTCAATCCATTTCGGTCTCTCAATTCGATGTATATCGGTTTCCTACCGGGGTTCATAAACTGAGTCAACCCTACGCGAACTTTATCACCTACAAGCAGTGGGTGGTTGAAAGCGTTCTGTTCTTCAACGCGTTCTCGTTTATCAGCAACGCGGTGAATAATACCTTTTACAAGCCCTATGCGCCTGTCGTAAGATTTCTTTGCAGACTCTACATATTTATCAAGTATGTCTTGTTGCTCGTCATCTACATTATCTTCTTCGAATCTCAAGTCGTCTGGGGTATTTAAAGAATAATTCATTTTTTCTATACCCCTGTTTGTGTCTATGTCAATCCCCCTATGAATTTGAAATGGTGTCATTTTTGTCACCGAATGTTTCGTGTTATTTATATTAAAAGCGATTCTAGCCAAAACATCATAATATATCTCGGTCTTTCTGCTCGTCATGTATGTGATGATGTAGTTTTTTATTTGTTTATTTTTGTTTTCCACGAAACCATTTGTTTGTGGGCTATATGGAGCATTTGTTATATCTTTTACTTTGAAATATTTGAGTAGCTTAGTCACATCCCCCTTAAATTCTGGACCATCATCGTGTTGTATCATTTTAGGTATGTCTCCGTTCAAGAAGATTCTATTCAATATATTCACAACAAATTTCGGTTCTTTTTTCATAATAGGATACACATAGACAAATTTCGAAAATATGTCGATGATAACGACTATCCATGAATAGAATTGATTATCAGATGCGTACGCTTGCATATCGATGAGATCAATTTGCCAATGTTGCAAAGGGAAGAGAGGTCTATAACTTTTCACGATCGGTGCTTTAAACTTTGCCTTACCTTTGGATATCATGTCCGTATTTTTTATAAATGCATCAACTTCTCTTTTACTAATACCTAGCCATTTGTCTCTCACAACTTTGTCATACAACGCGTCACGCGAGTATCCGGAGAGCATGGGATCTTTCAAATACGATTCTAATGTATTCTTTATGATACTTTCTTTTGCCACTTTATATACAACAGGTAACTCGCCTGTATATGCGTGTGTCGGTACACCATCGTACATAAGCCAACGTGGTACATGATGATCAATGAGTACTAACACATTATCCTTTATAGAATATGATTTCATACGGCGTTTAAATAAATACGTTGTCTTTTCAGACCACCGTTCTGGAATTTCTGAAGATTCTAGATATTTGATACCCTGATCATATAAAGCATCAGACCATCTGTGTGCCTGAATAACATTCCAATTTATGATTCCTGTCGTATTTCGTCTACGATTGTTTTGTTGATTTTGGTTGTTTTGTTGATTTTGGTTGTTTTGTTGATTTTGGTTGTTTTGGTTGTTTTGGTTGTTTTGTTGATTTTGGATGTTTTGTTGATTTTGGTTGTTTTGGTTGTTTTGTTGATTTTGGTTGTTTAATCCGATAGCATTCAGTAATGCTTGCATGACATATTGATTAAAAAATATATTTCAAAGATAAAAATAAAAACATTTAAAAAATACTTCAATATATATATTACAAAAGAAAATGCCTATTGCTGCTGGATTCGACGTTGGAACTACCTATAGTGTTACCGCCGTTTTTCAAAATGAACGAGTTGAAGTAATTGCGAACGAACAGGGAAATCGTACGACGCCTTCGTATGTTGCTTTCACTGACACAGAACGCCTTATTGGCGATGCTGCAAAAAATCAAAGCGCCTTGAACCCCCAGAACACTGTATTTGATGCGAAGCGTCTCATTGGACGTTCATTTGATGATCCCCAGGTACAAGAAGATATGAGACATTTTACATTTGACGTAGTGAACAAAGGTGGTCAGCCCAAAATTCGCGTAGAATCTATGGGAGAAGAGAAAATCTTTGCACCCGAAGAAATTTCTTCAATGGTTATTGGAAAGCTGAAAAATATTACTGAAGCGTATACCGGAGAAGATTTGAAGGAGGTTGTCATCACAGTTCCTGCGTATTTTAATGATGCTCAGCGTCAGGCGACGAAAGACGCTGGTGCTATTGCTGGTCTCAATGTCCTTCGAATTATCAACGAGCCTACCGCAGCCGCTATTGCGTATGGTCTTGATAAGAAGACTGAAGGCGAATCTAATATTTTGATTTTCGATTGTGGAGGCGGGACTTTTGACGTTTCTCTCCTTACAATCGATGACGGTGTTTTCGAAGTAAAAGCCACCGCGGGTGATACGCATCTTGGTGGTGAGGACTTTGACACGAGATTGATGGAACATTTCATGAAAGAATTCAAGAGAAAGACAAATATTGACATTATGGGTAACAAGCGCGCTATGCGCCGTTTGCGCACTTCTTGTGAACGCGCCAAGCGTACGTTGAGTTCTACCTCGAGTACGACGATTGAGATTGATTCACTTGCTGATGGTATGGATTTCAACACGTCCATTACCCGTGCTCGATTTGAGGAACTTTGTATGGATCTTTTCCGCAAGACGATGGAACCAGTTGAACGCGTGCTTCAAGACTCTAAGATGTCAAAGGGGCAAGTGAATGATATTGTTCTCGTAGGTGGCTCTACTCGTATTCCTAAGATTCAGTCAATGTTGAGTGAGTTTTTCAATGGCAAGGAATTGTGCAAGTCTATTAACCCGGATGAATGCGTCGCTTATGGTGCCGCTGTTCAAGCTGCTATTTTGACTGGTCAAGATAAGAACTCAAAGGTGAACGACATTCTTTTACTTGATGTAGCTCCATTGAGTATGGGTCTTGAAACGGCCGGTGGTGTGATGACTAAGTTGATCGAACGGAATACAACGATTCCATCGAAGAAGACCCAAACGTTCAGTACATACGCTGATAATCAAACCGGTGTTACTATTCAAGTGTTTGAAGGTGAGCGCGCAATGACAAAAGACAATAATAAACTAGGAGAATTTACTCTTGAAGGTATTCCACCTGCACCCAGAGGAGTTCCTCAGATTGAAGTGTCTTTTGACATCGACGCGAATGGTATTCTCAACGTGTCGGCTGAAGATAAAAATTCGGGCAAGAATCACAAGATTACTATTACGAACGAATCAGGGCGCCTGTCCAAGGATGATATCGAAAAGATGGTTAACGACGCAGAAAAATACAAGGAGCAAGATGAAGAAGTGAAGGAGCGCGTGGAACTCAAAAACGGTATCGAGCATCTACTTACCACTGCAAAAAATCATGACAAACTTGATGATACAACGAATGCGAAGAAGATGGTTGAGTCGTTGTACAAAGATACGATGGAGTGGCTTGATAACAATCAGGAGGCATCCAAGGAAGAGCTTCAGTCCAAGAAGGAGGAAATTGAAAAAATTATCAACCCTATGCTGGCAAATCTATACAAACAAGATGAAAAAGGAAAGCCCGAAGAAACTCCAGAAGACGGGCCTACCGTAGAAGAAGTAGACTAAGTCTTGTATTGGCGAATAATGCGCTTCAAAATACGCCGAGCATCGGGAAGTGTCATTTTATTCACCTCTTTACTCAATTTATTCATGTCACGTCGACGAGCTATTTCTATATTTTTTTTTGCCATTTCACTCTTATTCCCTTTGGTCGCTAAAAACTGAGTTTTATAGACTTCTAATCTTTTCTTGTTCCTGCTATTTAGATTATAAGATACCGGGCGCAATTTACGTTTTTGACTTAAGATTTTAGTCGGTGAAACCATTATATTAATATATGTTAGGAAATAATTTTGCATCTCGAGTGAATACAATAGCGAGTGAAATAGTCAACGCGCATTCGAGATGTAACCCACACGCAAAACATATAAACGTCGTCGCATTGTGTCGATATATAACGAGTATGTATAGACGGTTAAAACGATCACACGAACAAAAACAAATATATGAAATATCAAAGTATTATTCTCAAATTCAATACGCAGATACAGTGATACAAACGATAAGTGATATTTTAGATAAAGAAACCATAGAATACTATGAAATATATAGGGATTCTGTAAAACAAACCATATTAAGAGACATTGATTCATGGATTGATGGTTCGTTTAATTTTCATCCTTTTTGTATAACTTAAAAAGAAGAACATTGTATATAATATGCTAGGATGTCCGAGTGGTCTAAGGAGGTCGACTTAAGTTCGATTGCAGCAATGCGCGTGGGTTCAAACCCCACTCCTAGCATTACGGGGTTGTAGCTCATATGGTAGAGCGTCCGCTTTGCATGCGGAAGGCACGGGGATCGACACCCCGCAACTCCACGACGCCAGGTTGTCCGAGTGGTTAAGGAGGCAGTCTTAAGAACTGCTGCTCGAAAGAGCGCACAGGTTCGAACCCTGTACCTGGCAAACACTTTATTTTTTCTTTGAAGCATAAAATTGAAAGTATATGGTTACTATTGCGGCAACCGTAAACATTCCTGCTGGAAACGTACGATCATACTTTTCCAACTCGATCGTTTTATATTGTAAAAGGGCGTACAACATTAACAAAAACCCGAAGGCAGACACGTAATGGAGACCTGTTTTAGCAGCTACACCAGAAATGGCAAATCCGGTGCGCATCATACTGAGGTATGTTCGTTGATTTGATAAATGAGTAGATAAGTTCATTATAATATAATATAAAATTATTTCAACAATTGTTACAACAAATTAAATCACCTAAAGAAAGATTTCGTCATAAGTATAATATCAACGAATGGAGCAACATCAAGTTGAATACATGAAACGCAACTACCCAACCGACTGGCAGAGTCGAACAATGACATCATACGATACCAAAATGGCTCATATGGTCAACAAGATTCGCGAGAAATATAAACAGGTGTACGATACTCGTCCACATACTGTTCTCATAGAACACAAAGCTCTTATTCAACAAGCTACGCCACCGAAAGTACAACAAGCTCCTCAAAAGGTTGAACCAGCTAAAAAGGAGAATAAACAGCCAGTTGTTGAAGAAACTTGTCGGGCTATAACTATATCAACTAACAAAGTATGTGGGAGAAAGGCGAAATCTGGTGGATTTTGTGGATTACATTGTAAAAAGCAATAATAATGGACGACGATAGGAGTCAACGCATAAGAAAAGCTAAGAGGCTTATTGCCAGACATCCAGACCGAGTACCCGTGATTGTCACTCCCAGTAATTTGAATATGTCAATGGTTAAATTCTTGCCACATAAGGAATCTAAAGTGGGCGAATTCATGGTGAACTTAAGGGGTTATATACAGAAACTGAATAAATCCGACGCGCTTCTGTTTTTTGTTTCAGAAACGCTCCCCCCTTTAACCGGAGAAATAGGAGAATTATATAAAAAACACGCCGATTCCGATGGATATCTTCATGTTACCTTGAGCAGAGAAAGCACATTTGGATAAACTAAACGTTTGTAAGGATACGAAAAGAACCATTTTTATTTTTTAGGACGATGTGATTTTGACAAGTTTCTACATCACCGAGAAACGAAATAGTCGCATCGGTGCATGTACTCCCGTGATTTTTTCTGTATTCACAAGCATTTTCTGTTCGCTTGATGATGTCCATATTCGTACTGTATCCATGATATGTCCCTTCTAGTTCACCACCATCCATGTTATATACACTAGCGCGTATACAGTAAGAACCCATATCACATTCAACATCATTTTTTGTAGGAGGGGGGGTATAATCTGTAACAGCATTACAACAAACTTGTCGGTTTTTCATATTTTTACTCATTGAAATGGGGAATGTAATAATCGAGTTAATTATGCCTATCATCGTTGTATACAATAGTTATTAAATTTTTAAACTATAATGAAGCATGAAGGGGTTGTATTCCCGGAATTTATGCATCAAAAAATCCCTTTTATCTATAAAGGTAAGAGAATCCATCTAGATGTTTATGGTGAACTGTATTTGATACTCTTCATGAAACACACAGATAAACATCGAGATGCGATATTTGTAAGCAATTTTCTAACTTCATTATCTTCGTATATTGGACATCAAATAAAATCCATACGAGATATTGATACAAAAGCATTTATGAATGCTACCATCAAACGAAAGAAACAATCAGGTGTATCCAACGCAGTAACAGTGAGAAACAAGAAATATGCATATAATCCGTATATAGAACCACCAACAATTTTCATAGGGAGAGGCGAACACCCAAAACGTGGCACAATAAAACGACCTATATGTCCCCGAAACGTTTCTTTAAATACGTCGAATAACGTACCTTGGGTAGCAAAGTACATTGATCCATTGACGAGTGAGCCAAAATACATAATGATAAAAGGTATTGGAGATGTTCGAGACGAAAATAAATATGAGACTGCTAGAAAGTTGTACCGTCAATTGAAAAAGATAAGACACAAAGTGAATCAAGACACGAAGAATGGAGACGAATGCGCGACGTGTGTCGCAATCATTGATGCAACATGTATGAGAGCTGGTATAGAGAAAGACGTAAACGAAGAGGCTGATACAGTTGGATGTTGTTCATTGAGAGTAAGTCATGTGACTTTATTTCCCAATCATAAAATACGTTTTGAATTTCCAGGTAAAGATAGCATCATGTGGGATACTTGTATGAAAAATCAAGATGTGTATACAAATATGAAGAGACTCATGGGAAATAAAAAGAAAAACGATGCCATTTTTTCAGTCAAACCTTGTCAAGTAAATCATTATATTCAATCCATAGTACCTGGTGTTACTGCCAAATGTTTTAGAACATGTCACGCGTCGGGATTAATGTCAAGGCGATTGGCTTGTGCGAATAGCGTCGACGAGTTTAAAGAAGCGAATAAGGCTGTAGCGAAGAAATTGTGTCATATGAGTGGAAACACTCTTAGTTGTGCGACGAGTAAAACGAATTATATAGATCCTAGGGTGACATATTCATGGTGTCGCAAACATAATATTCCAATCCAAAAGGTGTATTCGAATGTCTTATTAGAAAAACACGGTTGGGCGAGTTCAACTTCGGAAAATTTTATATACTAAAGAACAATTACTCCGTTATGACAGAATCTATCCTAAGTTTTGATGTAGGTATTAGAAACCTTGCATATTGTCACATACAGAACAATACGATAAAAAGATGGGGAGTCCTTGATTTAGGTGTAAAAATGAACTCGTCAACGGAGGCTATGACAAAGGCCCTTGTTACAACACTTGACAACAATAAGGGTGAATTTGATGGAGCAACAAAAGTTGTCATAGAGAAACAACCTGCGAGAAATCCAAAGATGAGATATATCGAAGGAATGATATGTGCATATTTTTACATAAAGGGAGTTCAACAAGGTGATGTGAATCATGTACAAGCATATAGCCCAAAGTATAAGTTAGGTAAAAATACACACAGGGGTTTGTCTAATTACTCAGAAAGAAAAAAGTTGGGGGTAAGGAGATGCAAGATGTATTTAGAGAAAACGACTGATGTAAATAGGAGTATGATGACATTATTTGATAAATCGAAGAAAAAAGATGATTTATCTGACAGTCTTTTGCAAGCACTTAGCTATATGAATCATCCATTATTCGACGAATTACAAGAACCAGAAAAGGAACAAACGATTGAAACAATATTCAATGACACAAGGGCTAGAAAGCCAACAGATAAACAACAGCGAACTAAAAAGTATAGCAGGGCAAATATTAAATATATTATTGGGAACGACCAAACCAAAATAAATGATCCACACGTACGCAAGGCTTTTGTTAGGCTTTTTGGAAAAGAACCAGATACATATATTTTATTGTAAACTGTTATACGTTCCTGCGATGTATAGTACATTAGTGTATTTTAATCTCTTCATCTTTTCTGCTGCAAATCGCGCACGTTGCCCGGTGTTACAATATACTAAAACAGAATCAGATTTTCTTATCCCTGATTTTTTTAATCCACTTTTACTTATTAAATGAACAGGAAGGTGTATACTACCTTCTAAATGACCAAGTTGATATTCTGCATGTGTTCTCACATCTATTACATGTTGAATATCCCCTTTTGTTATAGCTTCTTGAGATGAAATGAGTTGTTCACCATTATATGTATACTTTGCCAAGATGTATACGAATTGGAAAAGAATGAAAAGTACACCAAAAAGAAATCCGTACATTATTATACATCGACATTTTGTAATCTTAAGACATTGTACGTTGTCAACGCATCATATGTATTATCCATACGTTCTTCCTTTATCTTTTCCTTTAGAAGTTTCTTTTTGTAATGCATATTGGATGTTTTTGTCCACACACTTGCCGGTCGTATTTTATCTAATACATCGCAATACGTCAACGCCCCTCTATTTCCGTATGTGTCAATGTATTCAACAAACGGCGAATCCAATGAATCTTCGACAAACATATCACTTGTTGCTAAATGTTTAATACTTTCGCCTGACTTATCCATATATGGGTAATTTTCGTGCAATATAATGTTAACGTTGTTGATACTATATCCAACACAATCGTTCGTTTTCAATAGCCTTATAGCTTTATTCCCATCGTTTACAAAGATATCTGGATGATCACTCCAACCGTATTCGCATGTTGTGAGATATAGCCTTATATCAGTACCCGCAAAGGGTATGATATCTGAAATACTTCTCGACTCTTTTTTGTATATATTTTCCATGAAATTATTCATTTCATCTAGAGATGGTTCTTTAATATGAATGATGTTCACACAACGTTTAAATTCCATGATTTTGTTTATATATTTACTGTGTATTGTACCTATGAATGGAATTTTAGTGCTCTTGACACATCTAAAAATGTCACTCAGTTGTACATTGTCACATTCAGCTAAACTCTCCATATCGTCAAAACGAATGAATTTTTGTCTTTTCAAATCTGTGACATTTTTGTAAGACACGGCTTGCTTGAAGAATGTTTCATAGTTCTTCCTTGACATTTTTTGGCACTCGAAATTCACTGTATCTGCGTTACAATATTTCGCAAATATATCCATTAATGCAGTTTTACCAACACCTGTATCTCCAACTATAATAATCCCCGGTTTTTTGTATTGACATATCGCATCATTCTTTTTTGGACGTCCGCGAGATTTTACTATTTCCTCTGAACAATCCACGTTTTCTACCCAATCTAACATGTGGGCCATGAAATCTTTATTTTTCTGACTAATGATATCATCAATTGTTTTTGGGTGATACTTAACATACCACATGTTATGATTTATTAAATCATATTAAAATCTTATATCATGAAACGAATGGTACAACTTCGTCATCATCAAAAGCATACTTTTCTAATTTCTTTGTAGGAGATGCAAGTATCTGCTTTACATTCCAAGATGCACCGAAACGTTTTTTTGCAAAAAAGACACCCATTAATTGTAATACAATAACTGACGTGCAATTTTCATGAACATATGACATATCATGAATATCTTTTTTCAAGTCAAAAATGTCGGTATCTATAGTTTTCGCTTTCATTACATTATTGACAACAGATTCGCTAAATAGCTGTAGAACTGCGTCGGGGTCTAATTCTTTACCAAACCATTCCTTCGATCGTTGCTGGGCATGTTGAAGAATGGAAGCATCTATGGAACGCAACGTATATGTTAGTTCGTCAGAGCACGTTATTATGACGTCTTTGTCATTTGGTGTGAGTCGTACGGTATCTGTTTGAAATACAAGAGGTTTCCCAGCGTGTGTCATAAAAACACTTTGCATACCATTTTTATGAATCCGGAGCGGAGAACAAGAGATGTATTCTGATACAACAGTATCACGTTTCAACATTATTACAACATGTGTTTTTAATACGTACGATTAAAACGACGTATCATCGTGCCACGCTTCTAAATACTTTTTATACTTTTTATGCCTCAACATGCGAACGATATCATGAAGAGATACCACATTCTGTTTGAAAAAATACTTCAATACTTCGGCATCCTTCTTATTCTGAATATTCTTCCTCTGAAGAAATCTAATATTGAATGTATATAATTCTTTTTTCGTCCAATGATCCGCCCATTTAAGGGCGATATGAATATTTTCCGCATATTTATCCTTTCGTTTTTCGAGTGTGCTTAATTTCGTTTCCACCTCGTAGAGAAACATGAGGGCATAGATCTGACAAAATCCATGTCCCCTATTTTCTTGCGCATCAAGGCGTACTGATATATCTGGTTTTGCATTGAGACTTGTAGGGTACCCATTTCCTATAATATGCCTTCCGTCATACTTCCTTTTTCGTATAGCGTAATAATGTACGACTTGACCAATGTACTGCTTAGCATAAATCCCTGGGCCCGGAAGTTTAGATTCTGATGGCTTTCCGGTGACTTGACTCTCTAAAGGTTTGATGATTTGTTTTATGAAAGCGGGTTCCTTCAATGGTTTTTCTACAAATATTTTCCTACAAGTTTTGAGGTAATGTTTGCTACTTATGGTCTCTGTCATTAACAACATAAGCGCATCATACTTGTCTTGTACTTTACTTGACATTATTATTATTATTATTTTTTTAATAAATCAAAACAAAAATAGATTGGGTTTAAAAACTTATGTGTTATAACATAAGTATGCGAAAGAAGATCCCTGATTATGATATTATGTTATACGGTACATTCTGTACACCCTGTTTATTTGGAGAAAACGCGAAATCGATACATGGACATCCAAGCTGTGTATCATTTGCCCTATCTTACTCTCTTCTCGCACTATCCGCAAATATGATAGGTGCTATGTTGGGCAATTGCTTACTTCCAAATCCATATGTGATATCAGGGTGTTCGACGCTATGGACAAGTGTAAGCATTGGGTTGTACGCGGGAACCACGCGCACTGAAATAAGAGAAAAATATAACGACACAGAAGGAACAAAAGAAGATGATTTATGTATACATTTCTTATGTTCCCCGTGTGGGGTATGCGAAGAGGCACAGTATATCAGAGATAGGTCGTCTGAACCACAACGTGTTGTGTACGCACCAATTCCAAAACATCAGACGATGACACGCGACGAGCATGTGTAGTTTGACCGTAAAACATGGGGATAGTTTTTAAAAAAATATTGCTTAACATTAAAGAATGACTTGTGAGTACAAAGAAACATCTACGAGAAGAAGATGTGTAAAAGTAGCTTCTAATAAAGCAATGGACTCGAAATGTGAAATCAAAGAACAAACATCCCGATGTGTTTTGAAAAAGAAACAACCTGTCGTAAATAAGAAACAACCTGTCGTAAATAAGAAACAACCTGTCGTAAATAAGAAACAACCTGTCGTAAATGAGAAACAACCTGTCGTAAATAAGAAACAACATGTCGTAAATAAGAAACAAAATTCATTCAGAGAGAAGATATTTGAACCTGGTGATATTCTATATCACGGTACGAAGAAAAAGATAGATTTTTGTCAACTTGGTGCTGAATGTGAAATAGAACCATATGGATTTTCTACCAACGACTATGCCTATGCAAAAGCATATGCGGGAGACAAAGGGCGAGTAACAGCTTGGACACCAATTAAAAAATTGAGAATTCTTGTTTTGTCTCGTACATCGTTGTCGGCTGCTATAGACTGGGTAAAAAGCGAGTACAAAGAAAAGTACATCGATGATAAAGTCGCGAAAAAAATATCAACAAAAGAGTTCCTTATGCAGGCATTTAAAGTTGTAAACCTTGATGTTTTATTCAAAAAATTATTAAAAACCAAAGGAACCAAATTTGATAAAACAAGTATGTACGAAGAAGTGAAAAAAATGAAGCCCTACGAATTCTTCGGAACAGGTGATCGATTTAACAAGAACAAAGCAAAAGAAATAAGGAAACTAGCTAAAGGTTATAAAATGGTAAATCATCCAGGTGGATTGAAGGCCTCACACTTCCATTGCGGTGCTCACACACACATCTTTGATATTAAAACCAGAGAAAGGATGAACAAGGAAAATGTAAGCTGTGCGCCTATAAGCCTTACAAATAATGGGTTTTTTCGCAAATCATTTATCGGTTATGACGTTGGGATGTACCATTATTTATTCAAATACTTGAAACACATGAAGTATGACGGTGTTAAGCTTATTACAAATGGGTTCGGAAACAATATTAACAAGAGAACAGATGAAGAAAAGAAGAAAACAAGAGTAGAGTTTGTCATTGATAACAAGTCTCTCAAAAAGGTAAATTTACCAGATTTCACGAAGAATATTGATAAAAATCTCGCAGAAAAAGAAAAACAAAGAAAACGAAAAGAAGTGAAAGATAGACAAGAGTATAAGAAAAAACGGAAGGTAGGGATTTTACCCGGGATGGCACCCGTGCATAGAAGGCAGTAAGTCCGTCACTTGATACACTCTTTATAGTATCCACTGTTTTCTTTTGTTATTTCACCAACGCGAATTTTAATTAACGTTCATCGTAGAAGATAATATCTTGCAGTACTTCTCTGTATGTGTCACAACCCATCTCTATGAATTTGTGCTCGTAATAGACTAATCCATCAGCATCGTTACAAATGAGCAAAGATAATCCAGTAAGCGTACACGCATATTCCATTGTCTCAAAATCCAAATGTTCAAGATGTATACGATCTTTGAACCTTTTCCTTTTATCTATATCATCGATGTCTATATGATTTAGAAGTTCAAAAGACGGATACGACCCATAGTTGTCTTTGAATTTACGCAACCTTACAACAGTATTCTCAGCCCCTTTTCGAGACATATAACAAGCGATGCTTGTTCTTTGAATTTTATTATGTACATCTCTGGGTCTACCAAAATAAGATACCCCTTCTTCTTTTATTGGCTTGTATAACTGAATGAAATATGCGTTAGACATTGATATGTTATTAATATTTTTACTTTTATAAGTTTTATATTATTTTCGAATATTGTTTAATCAAAAAGACTTTAATGCCTAGAAGAAAAAGAGTGCTAGAACTATTTAGTGGCACAGGTAGCATAGGCAATATTGCTCATAAAATGGGATATGAAGTTGTGAGTGTCGATAATGTATTTCCATCGACCCATCAATGTGATATTCTGAAATGGAATTATAAAATATATCAACCTGGGTATTTTGATGTCATTTGGGCGAGCCCGCCTTGTACAGAGTTCAGCTATGCAAAAACAACGGGTATACGAGATATAAAGGGTGCACTTAAGCTCGTGAAAAAGGCATTACAAATTATTCGATATTTTCAGCCGAAATGGTATGCGATTGAAAATCCGGTTGGATATTTACGTCATATGGATGTTATGAAAAGGAGAACAGATAGGAAAACAATATCATACTGTAAATATGGATACGAGTACAGAAAAAATACAGATATATGGTCCAACTCAAATTTCAAACCAAAAAAATGCGAGGGAAAACATATATGTGCGTTCAAAAAACAAAACGGGTTTCATAAATCGACTGTTCAATCGGGTGATAGAACTACAGGACACACAGAACAAGTACCGATTCGTAAATTACAAGAGAGATATCGAATTCCTTCCATTTTGGTCGGGGATATATTCAGAGGGTTTCACCACTGACAAACCGTATGTTAATTTTTGTCACCTAAAGAACCCTAAAGAATCGAATAACTACAAACGGAAATATGGATGCGTACATTTTCATTAATAAAATGGTTGACAGCGCTTGTTCATTGATGAACCGCGATGAACTTGGTATTGACTTCTATAGGTGCGATCATGACGACCATTTGGCTATGATTATTAAGCACAACCTCCTCGACGGTGCTACTTTTTGTGGAACAAAATTCTCCAGGTTTATTCTGGACAAATCCAAAAAATTGGCGATTCCTCTAGTTCTTGATCATCTCGAGAATAACGGGATGCAATTGTACTACTGCTGGACCAATGCTGATATCATTGAGGACGAGTTGACTCGCAAAGAGAAGGTCATCTCATACCTTATTGGAATTCAAGACATCTTTACCTTCAGAGAACTCATTGAAGCTTTCAAGCCCGGTGGGCTTAAGTTGAATTAACAACAATAGGTTCACACTTGAACAATAGTAGTGTATAGTTCGGGGACTAGTTTTTTGTAATACAAAAATACGAGAATATTCTTTTCTCCGTCAGAAATATTTTTACTGTAATGTCTATGAACCCTTATAATATTCCCATCATTATCAACATTTGGCCAACATACGAGCGTCCCTTTTTCGGGAGAAATGCATGATTTAAGAAACGGAAAACATGTCTCCCCTCCAACACAAGTATCATCAAGATAAAGGATAGCTGTCCACAAACGCTGTGGACCAAATTGATTCAATTGATATTTCTCTAGAGCATCAATATGAGAACAAAAGAAATCACCGGATTCATATGTGGTCATTTGTACAGAAGAGTCATACACTTTATGAGTATCAAGCATATATGTGTCTACTTGCAATCTGATGTGTTCAAGACCGGAATGGTTGTATGATATAAATCTTGTTTTACTCTTTCTTTTTGATGAATCGGTCACGATTTTGTTTTTTTCTATAATTTCCGACATATGTATTTTTGCGTGTTTATGTGAATCTATAACACTGGTACACGGTCCGATATTTATGAATCTGGAATTTACAACAGGGTATTGCATAAACAAATAATGTAACAAAAGTTTTAAGTATATGCATTTTGACGTCGATGCGAGAAGTGGAAGGATTGTTACATATTTAAACATTCGGGTTCTTGTATGTATTATAATGGACGAACAGATCGTTCTATCTTTCAGACAACATATCGAGTTTATGGCAGCAGATCAGAATAAACAAACACAGAAGTGCGCAGCGCGCCTAAGAAATGGTATTTGTAAAATAAACGCGACTTGTGGACGATTTTGCAAAAAGCATCAACACCTCGAGAATAATATTAAATACATGATTCGCCCAGGGGCTGGTTGTAATGTAGTGTATCACGATCACCCACCTCATATGTGGTGTGATCATGGATGTCCTAGATTTGACGCAATCGTATGCACATGATGATATATCCCATCATTCGAAATAGAATGATAAGACCGAACAGAGTAACGGTGTTATTAGACCTAGATATCCCTTGGTAATCAAGCACATCTTCGCCTGATGAATATGGACAAAGATCATTTTCGTCACAACGTATCGTTTCATCTTTCCATATCAACGTACTTAAAGCATTGTATCCGAAATAGAACGGGTTTAATTCTTGTAACCACGCGATATATATGGGAATACTTGTGTTATTGATGAATAATCCACTTGTCAACATCATAGGTAATATACACACATTTGTTGCAATAATACACACAGAAAACTGGTCGCTTACGGTGGACATCATATACCCAAATGAAGATCCCGAGAGTGCCACGAAAAACATAATCCATGCACATTCCAGTATACGATGTGTGAGGTTCGTCATGAGAAGCGCAATCAAACAAAATACAAATGTACTCGTTAATTGGAATGGAATATCGACGGATGTTTTACATAAATAATAGACTAGAAGAGGATATTTACCTCTCTTGTAGTCATATTTAAACATTTTTAAGTATGAAGGGAATGATTCTACTGTCGAGAATACATTTGACATAATCTGGTTGAGTATGATGAAAAACAACGCACCTGTTTTATTTTGTACGTCAACTTGCTCGTCACCGAGTTGGAAAAACAAAAGTCCAACAAAAAGGCCGAATATAACGCTTTGTAGCAACCTCGTTTTAAGCACTGTCGGGTTTCTCGTGTTCTGAATGAACTCTCTTCGAAGAATAGGTATGAATGTGAAACAAACATCTTGTATAGATTTTTCAACCGCAGCCTCTATTTCATCTATAGAAGACGTTGAGTGTGGTAACATGGGTGGGTTTATTCGCTTGGGGTTTTCAATAACTTGACATATATCTATTGTGAATTCAGGAACACTTGATACGTCAAGCTTTTCATAACCAAGTTGTTCGAAATGTTGCTGGACCATACCAGGAGGGCCGTCATGTACGACGACGCCTTTTGACATGAACAAAATTTCTTGAAAATTATAGAAAAGATAGCCAGATGGTTGATGTATACTGATGAGGACTGGGATATGACTTAATTTCTGTTTAAGCATATCGAATGTTGCCATACTTGTTCGGCTATCGAGGGAGCTGAAGGGTTCGTCAAACAAGAACATATCTGGTTTTTCACCAAGTTCAATGGCTATGCTTACCCGTTTTCTTTCTCCTCCTGATATTTTTGAAATGAGTGTCTTGCGACAACTTTCAAGATCCATGCTACGAATGATGGATTCATGATTTTCGTGCATAGAGAGTTGAAATGATATACTGATGTATTCTTCGACGGTTAAGAAATCATACATAGGAGCATCTTGAGCAACATAGGCAATACGAGGATATTTGCGGAATATTTCATTCATGAGTGTTGTTTTACCTGAACCAGATGGACCCATGAGACCGTACACACCTGGTTCAAATACTTTTGTAAATGGTTCCAAAATATTTGTTTTATCTAAATGTATTAACATTCTTAAGATATCTTAATGAATTATTTTTTATTCAAATATTTTCGGATTGATAAAAAGATGTTAAAAATATACTTTGGTGTCTAGAATGCATTGGATTTATTCTATATATCTGTCTATTGTCAAATCCAACATAATTATGAACATACAAGCATATTGTACCGATAGTAACTAGCCCATAAAAGGACATCCACCAAAAAAGATATGCGGTGAATACAGCGAGTGACCAAAATAAACAAGCTAAGCATCCAGAAACAACATTCAGTGCGATATACCATCGTTTTCTAGGATTCGCATGAATAACTACGTTCATATGTTCCGTATTTAAAATGAGTTCATCGTATTCTTTTTGGGTTTGTATCCTAAATTCCTTGCTGTTTTGTATGATACCTATTTTCCCATTTAGACTCGCTGTTTGTTCTACACCATATACGTAGGTGACTCGTAAGAATTTCATCATCGCATCAACGGCGCGTTCCCTGATGTCATCTGGTATATCGAGATACAACAAAACAAAACCTTCTGGATCATATGTAAAATACTTTTCAACTGAATGCAAAAAGTCATCTATTGTCATACATCCTACACATCCGTATGCGGTATAAAATGTTCCATCGATTTCTTTTACTTGAACGTGTAAGCATTTTATCCCATTCATCAGTTGGTACATGATGTTGTATTCTTGATGTTTTGTGTATCGTTTTATGATATTCCATAATATGGGTATTCTATAACACACGTGTAGTGTTTTTTGGATGAATGTATATGTACACGAATGGTATGTACCTATTATCTTTTCATTCTTCACCTCCATTATCATATACACGTTTATTTTATCAAAGAATCGAGGTACGCATCGAATTTTTCTTTCGTATATACCCTTCCTGGATATTTATCTGATGTGATGTTACGATAACACATGATTCGGAAGGAAACAGATGAAAATGTTTATGAATTTCTTATAAAATGATTAAACGCTCGTTTTGTGCGATTTCCCTTGTATATTGTCGCGTTTCCGTTTTCTATTTTCACTATAGTCGGAAATGATTGTATCAAAGGTATATTGTATGTTTTGCATATGCGTTTCATATTATCAACGTGGTTAGGTATGATATTAAAATGTACATGTATTTTATGTTCATTATGTGATATTACAAGTCTTGGTGGAACTATATCTTTCATTTCGTGTTCATAGCTCAATAACATATCGGATACGCTTCTTGTGTGAGGACATCCGTCTAACGCAAATACATGAATCAATTTCATTATTATTAACCAGAAAAATCACTTAAAGAATAACAACGTAATATTATTACAAAAGAAAATGGCTACTGTCACCCTCCCAAAGAACTTCGATGCTGCCGACATTACTTTCGATTCCGTCAAGAAAAACGCGATGGGTGGAAAGGTCGTATATATGAAACACAATGGACAAACTAGATTGACTCTTCAAACTCCTATTCTCGCTGCTCCTTTCGGAGTCAGTGGGTATACCGACGATAAAACTGGAATTACTAAGTATTCCCTTGATGTTTCCTTCAAGGGTATTGATGATGAACCGAAAATTAAAGAACTTCTCGAGAAGATGGAATCTTTTGATTCTTACCTTATCGATTCTGCTGTCAAGAATTCTAAGGATTGGTTTGGCAAAAAGATGACCAAAGAAGTCGTAGAGGCGCTGTATCGCCCTCTCGTCAAACCTTCCAAGGACCCCGAGAAGTACGCACCGACTATGAAATTTAAGATGCCTGACAAGGATGGTCGCATCCTCGTGAATGCGTACACTTCTGATAAGAAACCATTTGACCTTGAGAACTTCCAACCTGGTTCCAAGGTGCAAGCAATTATCGAATGCTCTAGCATTTGGTTTGTCAACAAGCAATTCGGCGTGAGCTGGAAGCTTGTGCAACTACTCGTGAGCAAACCCGAAAAGATCTCGGGATTCAGCTTCATCCAAGATGATGATGCTCAAGATGACGAGAGCGATGATGATGATGTTCCCAATGTTGCGTCCGGTGACATTGATGATGGACTCAACGAGGTTGAAGAAGAGTAAATATTAGTTTAGCATAGAATTGTAATAAAACAGTAGATTATTTCAAAATACACCGTATACAATATGATATTTATTTGAATATGATATGATATAATATATTATTCCTTAAGGAGTTTCTTGTGTTCTATACATAAAAAAACGTATGGTATGGTATAGTATATATGAAACGCATCACTTTCAATTCAAAAATTCTTCCTGAAATAGAATCAATAGAAGAAGAACATGAGAAAACACAGGCGTATATTGATAATATTTATGATAAGTTCCCAAGTGAAGCTAATATAAATCATCATGGGTATGCACAAGAAAAACTCACAAATTTCAGATATGTCTCTCTGAAATATATTATTCCCGACGGGAGTTATATACGATTGATAGATTTACGGACACCCTATGATGCGACTGTTTTCAGTGGCGGGTTTGTCACGAGGGATAATGGATATAGTGTAGTTGTTCGAGCTTCTAGAGACGAAAGGGTGTTTACTTTTGATAGAAGGAAGTACGCAATCTTTCTACAGATGACGGTGGATGACCAGATGAGAATTCAAATGAGAAATATGCGCGATTAAATAGGTGCGTCATGCTTCGATATTTCTTTTGATACTTCAGTATAAAACTATGTACGTTATCGATTTTGATACAGTTCCCAGTGACTACATTCCTGAAGACGAAGTAAAGCATCATAAAACATGGCTAGTCAACGACGAAGACAGAACTCGCATTCCCATAACATACGAACGTATGGAATTTCATAATTTTGTTGTTGCAGACGAAAATAAGCATATAGATACGAAATGGAACCAAATGAAGATTCTTAATGTTTTTGGTTACACTCTTATCCCAGGAATTGCAGACATACCCCAGACGAAACCAGACCCAGTAAACGCTCCCGAGCCCGTCCCTGAACCTGTAAAAGCACCCGAGCCCGTCCCTGAACCTGTAAAAGCTCCCGAGCCCGTCCCTGAACCAGTAAAAGCTC